AAGCTGCCGGTATAAACTAAAGTTGACCAAAACGACCAACATTTCCAACACCCTAAAGACGAATGAATATAGTTAGATAAGTGAGTAACCTTTAGTTGGGTAAATATAAAATCAAAAAGCAGCTGCAGGGGTTCGAAGTTAACAAACCACCAAGCAACTGCTACAATCAGTATTAAATTCATAGCCTAATTTTCGGCTAATTTATACAATTTTTTTTGATAGTTCAACAAACGACCTAAACCACGAGCGCAAGTGTCTAACCTATAAACGTATTTTTCGCTCAATTCGTGTAACAAACCTTTCTTACAAGTCATTATCATATCTGAATGTAATCTCATTCGTGTTTGCATCCCTTGTATCATATCTTCTATTATTCCCATACGGTCTTCTACTTCGTCTTTGTCTAAGGCTACTCCTTTACCATCGCAAGACATACAAGTAAAATCAACAGGGTTTTGTTCGTAAGGGATATGCGTATCGTTTAAATCGATTGTTACATAACCATCTCCATCACACTCCGGGCAATTCATAAATAAATTTTTCATAATAAATAGTTTTAATTGTTGAACAAATATAATTATATTTTTTAATATAACAACAAAAAGAATAAAAAAAAGCGGAATTTTTTACGTTCCGCCTTAAAATTTACTTACTGAAGAACTCCCCGAGTCGTTCTATTGACTTACTCGATAGGTTACTTCCGTTTAAAAACTTATGAAGATTAGGTTGTCTTATACCTACTTCTTTTGAAAAAGCATTCAAGCTGATTTCGTGTTTTTGTAGGTACTGTTTAACCATTGCCCGTGTTACTTCATTCGCTTCGCTTAATACTTGTGCTGCGTAATTCATAAGTTACCTAAAAAATCGTCAAATTCTTTTCCGTATTGCGGTCTTCCTGTTGGCTTCGCTTGTTCCTGAACGGGTTTAAAACTTAAACTTTGAAACTTTCCGTTTTTACCTTCCTTAACCCAACTGCTAACATAATACTCAATACCACCTATTGTAGCTTTTCCGTTGTAATGCGGGTGCGTTTCCTTTTCTCTTTTGTCGTTAGTAAATAACGCTCCGCTGTTTTCTCTTTTTTCCATTTTTACTTTGTTTTAATATATAACCTTTTAAATCTATCCGTTGAACAGCAGAACTCTTTTATTGTGTTTGCTTCATCTTGTCTTATTGTTTCGTACCAAAGTTTATCTCTTTTAAAGTCTTTGATTTGTACGATTTGCTCTCGGGTCGTGTTTTTGTAGTAACCCATTACTTTTAAATCTTCATTCATAATTCTAAAATTAAATTGTTATAATACTCACGTGCTAACTCTATTCGTTCTTTAATTTGTTCTATTACGCTTTCGTCTTTTGCTATTTTAAAGACTTTTACGCGCTTTTCTTTCGGGATATGGTCAAAGTTATGTTTCTTCTGCACAAAGTCTCTTACATCCAAACTTTCATCTATTAACCCTTGTTTCCAATGTTCTCGCCTAACTTCATCTTCTACGATTTGAAATGGAGTATTTACTAAGCAATAACATAATAACGCTTCTTCTTTACCCGACAACCACATATAACCTTGTAATTGGTAGTAGTAATCTTTGTTAGGGCATTCAGTCTCGAAAAAAGGAAACGTTGTAGCATCCCAAGAACACTTGACATCTAAAAGAATTTCATTCGTGTTTACGTCGGGAGTTCCTGTTAAGTAGTCATTGGTTAGATTCTCGTCATTCTTGTAGATAAAACCTAAATCAAGAACATCGTTAACCAATTCGATTCCTTCATCTTCTACTTCGTTACCTTTGTCCGTGTACCTGCTCCAAAACTCCTTACGGATTCCGTATTTATGTTCGATTGCAAGTTCCTGAATGTAGGTTTTTGTGGTTTTAGATAAGACCTCCCCTTTTGTTTTAGGAGAGGTCATCAATTTACCAATTTGGGAACATCTTATTTTCATAATATAATTTCAATAATGCTATAATAATATTGCTCTGCTGTTGGAATTGTTGCGTGTTCTTCAAATTCAGCAATTAATCCTAATTTATAACCATTATCAGAACCAACCTCGTAAGCATTCATTATTTGCTGTTTTTCTTCTTCTAACTTGTAAGTTAACAATTCTATCATTTGTTCTTTTGTATATGAACTTTGCATTCTATCAATCTCAAAAGAATGTATTAATTTTTGTAATACGGTTTTCATAACAATAAAAGTGCTTTTTCTTGTAATTCGTTTAACTCAAACCTTGCTTTTAGTTCTTCTACTGAATAATCCCTTTTTTGAATTGCTACAATAGCTTTTTGAAAATGCTCCGAAGATATTGGTTTCTTTTCGTTTTTTTCCGGGTTTTTGTATTTTTCTATTTCTTTTTTAATTGAAATACTATCGGGGTTATTCGTGTTTTTAGTATTGTCTTTTGAATCGGGGTCGCTTTCAGTTTCATCAATTAAGAACAAACCATTTAAAGCATATTTACGAGCGTAACTTGAAGCAGTACCGGTGCATTGTTCAGATGACATTCCTTTGTGTTCACCAAGTTCTGCCCACCCTAAAACTTCTGCTATTCCGCCTTCACATTTTAACGTTGCTGTAGCTTTTAAAAATAGCTTATTACCTACTTGTTCAATGCTATCACTAAGAATCAATGTTGCTCCGTGTTTTGCTAACAATGGTTTAACCGATTCTAAGATTTGTTCAGCACTACGATACTTGTAATTTCCGAACTTGTTTAAACTTCCCTTTGGACATTTTAATTCTGCCTGAATTTCTAATAACTTTTTCATAATAAATAAATTAAATGTTTAACGTGTACAAATATAGTTATTCTTTTTAATATAAAACTATTTATTTGTCTTTTTTTAGAAATATTTTTCTTTTAATCCTGTTTGCTTATTGTAATATGCCATTAATTCAATATCATTCGTGGAGTTTTCTCGTGGTTTTCTACCGCCAATTCTAATTTTACCTTCGATTGAATCCGTTTTTCCGTAGATTATTCCATCGTAACAATCCCAAATAATAATTGGATTAATTTTTTTATCCTGTAGCTTTATTAATTTTCTACAGGCGATCGGTAATGGGTAAGCATCTAACATATTTCTATTCCTTCCCTTTACTTCTGCATAACCAACTATTTCGTTATTATAATACAAACAATAGTCTATGTCATTTTCGCTTAATTTTTTATATGTTAGATTAAACATATTACAAAAAAATTCAATGCATTTTAATTCACGTTCTAAATCGGATTTGTTTTCAAATCTCATTTAAATTCTTTTATTTTATTTTTATAGGTGTTAATTAATTCTTTGAGTTCATCCTTTGTAAACTTTCGTGTTTTCCTTGCCTCAACTTCTAATTCGTGATAACTTTCAATTCCGATTTTATGTATTAAGTTTCTTTGATATTCGATTAGGTTACCTGAAAGATAGGTGTTACAATGTTCGCATTGAAGATGAACATTCAGTTCATTAAAACGAACGTTCCAATGGTTATTTGCATTGAAGTAGTGACCTGCGTTTTCTTTTAATGGTTTCTTTTGGCAGCTTATACAAACTTGACCTTTATCCCTTAGTCGAATGTATTTGTTAAATATTATCTGAGTAGCTTTTATTAGTTCTTGGGTTGTTTCTAAGTCGTTCTTCATTTTCTGCTTCTTAACCTTCCATTGTTTCGCCTTTTCAGATTCTACCCAAACACGAACGCATTCATCTTTTAAGCAGTATTTCTGCAGGAACTTAATAGGTTCGAATTTCTCTTTGCAGTTTTTACACTTCATAATCAAATAGTGATGTTTGATTTATATTCGTCTTTTTATAAATATTCAAAGCCGTTTCAAGTATTGTTTTTCCTGCTTCATAATCTACTAAGTTACGTGCCATTTTTTGTACTGATTGCTCACCATTATATTTTCTAAAATCGTAATTATGATAATTTGAAAGTACTGTTATTAAATCTTTTGTTCTTGATAAATCAGGATTTTTTCTTTCATTTATATTATTTGGTAAAATATAATTAGTCCAATACAAATGTCTTCCTCGTTCTTGTGCGTGTATTAAAGGCTTATAATATGGAATTACATTTTCAACACAATATTTACCCTTAAAAAACGTATCTAAAAAAATAATTTCTTGATATAATTTCATATCAGGGTATTGTGGTTTCCAAGTATCTCGAGTATATTGGCTAACTTGGATTCGACTATGTGTAGGACAAGGTGGTGAACTCCATATAAAATCAAACTCTTTGTAATGGTCTAACAAATATTGGTGTGCATCTGCAACTATTACCGTATCATTTGTAAAACGCTCTTGATATAAACGTGCTGCTTCAGGGTCAAGTTCTACTGCTGTTATTTCTAAGTTGTCAGCTACCTCATCCCATTTGTAACGATTACCGCCTAAACAAGCGTATAAGTTTAGTATTCTATATTTCATAATTTTTGGTTTTTAATTGTATTTCTAAATCCTTTACTTTAAATTTCTCCTCCATTAATAGCTTTTCAAGTCTAAAATTCTGCTGTAGTGCTGCTCTAAGTTCCTTTTCCATAGCATCGTAACTAATCTTTACTTCTTGTAAGTCTGCTAAGCTACGTTCCATTGAGTTAATTAAATCAGTTCTATGTTCGTGTTTTTGTTTAATTTCTTCAAGGCTTATTTTAATCTTTAAATAAGTAGTGTCTAATAACACTTTGCCTTTTATAATTGTCAATTCGTCCATAATTCGTGTTTTTGCTTGTTATAATAATCAAAATGGCACATCACCTTTACTTTGTTTCATCTTTTCGCTAAACGAAAGTAATTCTTTTCCGTTAACTAAATCGGGTTGGGTTAATGGTAGTTGTTTAACAGGAAATTGATTACTAATGACATTACGCTGTTCACTTGCGTAATATTTCGTGTAATTGTTGTTTTCTGCATCCTGAAAATAGTAAGTTAATCGGTCTTTGTCAAAATACATTTTAATGCTTCCGACTTCACCTATTGAACGTGGTTTAATTTTGTTAAAGTATATTGTAACTTCATTGCTTAAAATATCTTCACGATGCACGGTTATCATTGATTTA